AGATTTAAGATCATCTTCAGTCATGTCTTCTAGGTCGATTTCTTCTTCGCCCATGTCTTCAGCTTCTTCTCCAGCTTCCATTTCAGCTTCACCAGCTTCCATTTCTTCTTCAGCTTCAGCTTCGTACATTTCTTCTTTGTCTTCACCTTCTTCAAGTTCCGCAAGGATTTCGTTCAAATCGAATTCTTCTTCGATTTCATCCTTCACCTCATTTACTTCAAATTCTTCCATCATGTCTTTCTCTTTCTTAGCTTTCATGGCTTCTTCAACGTCTTCGTCTTTGTCCATTTCTTCTAATTTAGCGGCCAACATAGACTTTAAATGTGGAGTAAATGCCTCTTCTAAAGCAGCTTTTGCGTTTGCAATAGCAGTTTCTTTAACAGCTTTTGCATCAGCGATTGCTTCTTTAAGCAAGTCTCTGTTTGTCATTTGTCCTAAAATTTTGTTTAGTGAAATACGTTTATTAGATAGTAACGTAATAATATAAATTAAAAATATGGTGCTATATAGCGGGGATAGCACATTTACGATTATACGTATATTAGGATTTTTTAAAACGCGAAAAGCCCTCCAGAGAGGGCTTCGGTCTTAGGAGACTATCCTAAGAGGGGCACATCCTTCGGTAGCGTCCGTTGGGGAGTATTATATAAAATCAAACTATTCCGGATTGCAATCTGGAATATTTTTTAATTAATAGGGCAACTGCCTTTAGAGCAGAGTATTTCGTGTATAATGCTATTTACTTTACTATAGTTTGTAGTAGGATATTCTTTACCTTCTCGCAATACTGACATATATGAGCCGGGATTGGATGGGGTAGAAACAAAATCCCAACATAATAATTCGAAATCATCTTGTACTTCCATTACGTTACCTCTTTGCTCTAACGAACCCATTCCTCGGGAAGATACACCTACAGTAACGTTGTTACGGATTAATGCTTCTAAAATTTGACCAGATGGAGTACCAAGAATTTCAATTTTACCCATTACGTTATCTCCATCCCACCAGTAATCGGAGATGATATGAGATACGTTTTTTAAGTTAATAACTTGAGATTCAGGGTGATCTAATTCACCCATAGCACGTCTTTGCTTGATTAGCTCAGAATACTTTTTCATTTCACGATCCCACAAATCACGAGCATAATATCTACCGTTACCATTTTTAACTTCGGCTGTAGCTAGTATACCTTCTACTATTAGAGGTTTCTTTACCCCACCAACATTTTCAGTTAGTGGGGATGCAGAAATTTTAATAGGGTGGGTTTCAATAAGTAATTGCTTATTCATTGTCAATTGCAGATTCGTCTACCATTTCTTTGGTATATGCTTTGCCAGTCATTTTCTCGTACATTTTCTCCATCTTAGCTTTAGCTTTTTCTAAGACTTTGATTTCTTTTTGCATGGCTTTCATTTTGCCTTTATCTACTAGTTCAGCTAAATTAGCATCTTCTTCAATCATGTTCAAACGTTCCATTTTAGTGGAAATCATTTCACTGATTTTGTCCAACTTAGCTTCCATAGCAACGATACCAGCTTGAGTATCGATTTCGGCTAGTTCAGCATCCAAAGATTCTTTTTTAACTGCTTTCTTTTCAGCTTTTGGTTCAACCTCTTCAACATTTTCAACTTCAGCTGTTATTTCTACTTCTTCACCAATTGCATTTTCGTTAAGAGATTGAATTTTAGTTTCTAGATCACCAATTGAGTTTTCTAAATCATCTAATTGTTCTTGATACCAATCACCTGATACCGCAAATTCTAGATCTGATTCTTTTTCCATAGTAGAAATTAAATCAAAATATGCTTTTTTAAGCATGTTTAACTTCTGTGTTAAGGTTTGCTTCTTATTAATTACTTTTTGATCAGGAGCAACACCTGCTTTTTTCTGCATTTGAAGCATTCTAAGTTGAGCCATTTTCTCTTCAAAGTCAGAATCTTCATCTAAACTTCCAAACATGCTAACTTTACTATCATCTGGTCCCTGAAGTTTATATACACCTGGTCTTACTTGCTTAAACCTAAGTTCACCCATAAGTACTCTTACTAGATCAGCTTCAGTTTTTACTGTAGTTGAAGATACTGGACCTAATTGTATGCTAATTTCTCCTAGTACTTGAAGTACTTTCTTCAATTTTTCAGCAGATACAAATGGAAGTTTTTCTACAGGAGTTGTAGGGAATTCTTCTTCTTTTACCAAAGATTCTTTAACCATTTTCTTTAACTTATCAGAATAGCCAGATGAAGCATACTTTCCAGCTACTTCTTCTACTTCTGTTTGCTGATATCCTAATCCTTTAACACCAAACGCAGCATTTTTCATATAGTACTGTCCGTCTTTAGCTAAGTTTTTAGCTACAATTTTACGTAATTCGTCTAATGTTTTGTCTGGGTTTTCTCTGCCTTCAAAATATAGACCATTCAATACTTCTTGGCCAATTTGATTGTCAAGGTTAGTTTTGTCTTTATAGTCGTAGTTATGTGCTTGGATGTCTTCTACTTCTTTGGTTGTTTTTTTCTCTTCAGCTTTAGCTTCTTCAGCTAAGAATTGAGCGAATTTGTTTTCCCAAGCTGTTTTTGGAGAAGCCTCAATTGTATTGATTGGTTTTAAATCAATATAATTTTCGGAAATCACACCACGTGTTTTCAACATTTTAGATGCTTCTTCAAATCCCATCGGATTTGTTAGCATGTCAGGGAATTGTTTTTTAGCCTCAGTAAGGAATATACCTTTGTGACCTTTTCCCTCTTTAATCAAATTGTATTGTTCTTGTAGAGTCATTATTCTTCTCCTTTTAGTAAAATTTCTATATCGTTTATGTAATCGTTAATTAAATCCGTTCCTTTTACTACTGTATAACTGGTTGGGTTTTCTCTATAGTATGCTATAGTTTCAATTTTACCTTGACGCAGTAGTTTTTTTATGTCTTCAAGTCTAGCTTCTAAAGAATCAAATGCCATGATGCGCTGATCATGGAATTTTTTTGGAGTTTCATCCCCTTGTTCTTTAATTCTATACTTATACATATTAAAATAAATTTTTAACTTCTAGACCAGAGCCTTTCTGCACGTAGTTTCCTTTTTTATCTTTTGGAACTAGTTTGTATTGGAATTTCTTAACGTAGTAGTTATCTTTAACACCTTCGGGTCCTGCTTTTGGACCTGGTCCTAAAGTAGCACCTATGTTTTCTTCAACGGGTGTATATCCTAGTTTTTCTAGTTCTTTTGGTGCTTTAACTTTTTTAGCAAACGCGTATTTAGTTAAATAGCCACCTGCTCCACCAGAGGTGGACATTTCTTTTAACTTATCGGATAATTTATATTTGTACCCCATTTGCTTTTCTAATTTCTTGAACTAGTTCGTAGTATTGCATTAAATCCACTAAGTGATCATCATTAACTTTAGCAGTTTTGTCAAGCTCAACTAGATGTTTAGCGATTTCTTCAACCTTAACTTTAGTAGCTGGATCTTGGATTGTTTTAATGCTTTTGCTTAAGTGTTCTTTTAGTTCAGCAATTTTAGTGTTGTAGAATTCTCTTAAATGTGGGGCAGAGTCTACAGAGTTGATAAATTCTTTTAGGATTTGTTTTTGTTCAATAGAAATAGAATCGTATTTCTCGTTGAATTTCTCTAAAAGAATTTTGTATGTAAGAATTCTTAAATCTTTATCATATGCTTGGAATTCTTCTATTACGTTTTCTCTTGAATCCTGTGATTTGATTTCCTGCTTGGTTAAAAATTCTAATAGTGTAATTTTGCAATCAACCATTTGAGCAGGAGCAACGTAAGAAGCACCATTTACACCTTCAATCAACATATATAAAGAAGCTAGTTCTTTATAGTTTTTAATTTTAATGTTAAAAAATGTATCTAAATCGTAGTGGGCTTTAATTTCTTTGATTAGATTGTATTTCTGTCGCTTTAAGATACTTTTGTTTAAGTTAACAGAAGATTCTAAAATAGTGCTAACGACAGTATTTGCTCTGCTTTCGTTTAATACTTTAGATTTTAGAATAGATTCGTATAGTTTATACTCTCGACCTAGTTCACTTTTGACAAAATACTTTTTCATAATGTCAATAGCGGGTGAATCTACTCCTTTTAAGGTATCTATAGTTACCTGTCTAACAAGTAACTCAAATAATATACCCGTGTTTTTGTATTTGCTGTGCTTGATTTTCATCAAAGAAATATATTTATTTATAAATATTAAAGAAATCTTATCCCCTCAACTGATTTTCATCTAGTAACGAAGTATTGTCTTTGTCCTGCTCAAATATTAGTTTTTTCTTGTCCATTTTAGAAAAAATGTCTTTATTTTTCAAATAAGCAACTTGAGCATTTTCAAGAGCCATACCACTTTTGTTGGTATCTGTGCGGCTGTCTAAAGAATCGTTTTTGTCAGTATCTTTCATTCTCTTAACACCTAAACGATCTTTGCCAAAATTACTATCTTGTTTTCCAATGTTGGAGATAGAATCTTTTGGTCTACCTAATGTTTCATCCTCATCATATCCACGTGGAACGTTTTTAGGATCAGAATCGTTTCTACCTTTACCATATAATGCAGCTAGATCGTGGGGTGTACCGTAAGATTTACCACTTTCAACTGGGTCATTTCCTTCGTTTTCAATTTGAGTAACTCGGAATGCTCGTTTAGCATCTTCTCTAATTAGATCTCTGTATTCATCGTACTGGTCTTCAGATAAGTGGAATATGTTATCGTAAATCCAATCTGTAGGTAATAATTTCTGATCTAGTAATGATTGAGCTAGTTCAGCTTTAGACTTCATCAACTCAATTTTCTCTTGCTCAAATATGATTGAAGGAGTTTGCATAGACAATTCAAAGTTTGTCAACGCCTCATCTCTATACCCTTGAGAATATAAGTGTACTAGAGCAATTTTGTTAAGTTCTGATACTATGATGCGTTGGATACGATCAATTGTACGAGCAAATCTAATATCTTCAGCTGCTAGTGTTGCTTTACCTTCTATATTTTCGTCATACCCTAAAAATGCTTTAGGTACTTTAAGGGCAGCAAATAGTTTATTTCTTAAATATTCAACATCTTGGATACCATCATAATCTAAACCTTTAGTGGTATCAATTTTAGTTGTTGTATCATTTCCACGAATCGGGATATAAAAATCCTCCATCATGTTCTGCATGTTAAATTTCAAATTATAGTCTCCAGTTTGTTTGTCAACATATGGAGTACGTTTCATGTTTGAAATAGTTTTCTGCATAAACGCGTCTACTTCATTTGGAGGAATAGAACCTACGTTTACATAAAATATACGTTTTTCTGGAGCACGAGCAATTCTATGGATCAACATCGCATCTTCCATCAAAGTATACTGCTTAAATAGTTTACGAGCGGGTTCAATATATGAACGGCCATATGGAAGGTAATTGGTATCTCCAATTAGTCTAAAGTGGGCCATTTCATAGTTGTCAAACGTTACACCACCGGTTTGGTCTGTACCTTGTCCTGTAACTGCATATAGTCCGGAATTAGCATTTACTAGTCCGTCAGGTGAATATCTAAATTTAACCTCAGATGGATTGTTACGATTAAATCCTTCTAATCTTTCAATGTGGAATGCAGTGTATGGAATTACATTGTACACACCATATTTTTCGGCTATTTCTAGCTTTAGGAAAAAGTCACCATACTTGGACATTTGTCTAACCCAAGCCCATAAGTTAAATTCAATGTTTAAAACATCATAAAATAAGTTATATAGAATTTTTTGTACGTTTTCGTTAGAAGAGCGAATAGATAATACTTCGCCCATATCGTTTTTCAAAGTACACTCATCAGCTATAATGTCCAAAGCAGAAGCTATAATAGCATCTTGATCCATTACATCATATTCTGAATATAATTGGGGTCTTAAGTACTTGTAGTTGAAGTTGAATTGAGAACCGTACAGTGAGCTAGGATTAGTAGAATATATTCTATTGTACCTGTCCATAAGAGAATTCGTTTGAATTGCTCCGTTGGATTGGATTTGGTTAGTATCCATTACACTAATTTGATTACCTCCAACATTTCGGATAATTACATCTGTTGAAAATAATCGTTGTAGTCTACTAAATAAGCCGGTGTTTGCCATATCGTTAATTATTGTTATAAATATTGTTAAAATAGCCAGCTTATATCTTCTTTTCCACCATATGGATTTTCAATTTGGTAAGGATTATCATCTTTGCTAGCGTAATACGCCCCTTGATATGAAGTTCTATTAACTGATATATTGTTTAATGCGCTGCGTGTTAAATCTAATCCTCTTTGTCTGTATTTCAAAGCTGTATCTCGAATATACATTGCTATTCCAAAAGCCATTACCAAGTCATCATTATAGCCTTGCTGTGCTTCTGCTCTGCCGTTTTTCCAGATGAATACTTTCATTTCCTCTATCAATCTTTTTGATTGGATAGTTACAGATTTTTCGGAAATGTATTCTTGAAACTTACCTACCACCATAGGGCGGGTACGAGCCGACATTGTAAATCCTGCTACTGCTTTTGAGGTATCCATATATTTGTCAAAATACGAATCAGCATTTGCCTCGGCACGGGGAGAATAATAGAGATTGGAATAATTTCTATCTATTGCTACTTGTATAGTTGCCCATCCAATATTAGCATTTTCTATTACTAGTAATGCCTCGTTATATTCTGTAGCTATGCCTACTAGCAAATGTCCAAATTCTTTAGTGCCAATTTGGCCCTTATATTCTGCTACTTGTACGTTTGATTCTACATCTATAACGTGAAATGTAGAGTAATCTTTACCATCACCACGAGCTACGTCAGCTACTACTATATAACTTCGACTATAATCTGGTGATTCCCATACCCATAGGTTTTGATCTACACCTCGTCTCTCTAGTGGTTCTTTAATAAATGTTTTTTCGTAATATTCTAAATATTCATTATAGAACACAATATCTCCAGAGGTAGAAAAATCGCAATCACATTCTTGAGCTGCTAATCTAGGATCACCCAACAATTCATCTTGTCTATCTCTCCATGATTGGTCTCGTTCAGGGTGAACCATCCATGGTAATTTGATAGGAATAAAATCATTTTCTGCTTGTTCGGCTTTAACCCATGTTTGGTGGAACCAGTTTCCAGTACCATAAGGAGTAGATAATACAATAGCACCACCACCAGTTGCTAGGGTTTGTTGGGCGGAAGCCCACGTTTCACCAATATTTTCAATGAAGGCTGCCTCATCTATTATTAGCAAAGATACTGCTTCAGATCGTGCAGCATCCGAATTTGAAGATTTAGCTTGTATTTTAGACCCGTTGACTAGTTGTAGTGACAGTTTATTGTTTTCTACTGCATCTACTTTTAACCACGATGGTAAATTTTCCCACATGAATTTTACCTTAGATACTATATTACGAGCAGTTGCTTGGGTAGTTGCTAGAGCTAGTACGTTTTTATCTTTATGGAAAAGCATTAACCACGTAGCATATCCTGCAGCTAAAGTAGAAATACCTAGCTGACGGGATTTAAGTAAAATAGTGTAGTCGTGTTTTTTGAATAGGGTAAGTACCTTTTCCTGGAATGGATATAGGTTAAATTGTATTCTACCTCTTTGTGGGTGTTGGATATAACAATATTTGCGCATAAAGTGAACCGGATCTTGGGAACACTTTATATATTCTTGTTTTATTATCTCCTTTATATTAGGATTTGACATATTATTTTATTTTAAAATAAATAATACCGCCAATATACCTAAGATTCCTGTACCTGCAACCATTTTTCCTTTTACTTGTTCTTTCTTTAAATCTCGCTGCAATCTACTTGATAGCTCTTGAGATAAAGCTAATTGTTCAGATCTGGTATCTATAATAGATTTATAGTTAAATATCTGAGTGTTTAAATTATAGATAATATCGTCTTTAAGTACAATTTTCTGTTCTAGTAATTTAACTTTATCTTGCGTTAGGGATAGTTCTTGTTTTGTACCATCCCCTACTATAAGATCTTTAATTACTAGACGAGCTATTGGCTTTTCTAAGCGAATCAAAGTAGAATCGGTAGCGGTTTGTGAAAAACTCTTTGAGCTCATCATCAGTATAGCTATCAACACTACTAACTTTTTCATTAACTTCATTTCTTAAGGTATTTATACTTTTATCTTTTAAATCAAGTTCTTGATCCAATTTAGATATTTGTATGTTTAAGGTATCAATTTTCAAAGACAAATCATCGTTCACATCTTGAAGTGAATCAACCTTTTCATCTAGCTTTTCGATTTTTAGATTATATTCTTCAACGTAATCTTGTTTTTTGTTAAAGAAAAATAAAATAAAAATACAAACCGCTATTACAACTAATATATTGAAATATTTCACTTTATTTGTCTAGAATTGCCTCTAGTTCTTTTTTAAGTTTAGTTTTTTCTTTCAAATCAGCTACAATTTTTTCTTTTGCAGCACCTTCAGCTTCTTTGTATTTTTTAGCTAAAGATTTCATTTCTTTAGTTAACTTAGCTAATTCATCTTTTGCTTTAGCCATACCTTTCGTAGCTTTAGCATCTTTTTTCAAATCTGATTTGGATGGTTCTTTGTCTTTATCGCCATCTTCATCTTTTGATTTATACCAATCATCTTCTACTTCAACATCATCTTCTTCTTTTTCTTCAAGTTTTTCAATACTTGCTACATTAGTATTTTCTCTCTTAAATTCGTTAGCTTCACTACTACTTAGAAAAGAAGAAACAGCAGATTCACCACTTTTTCCAGTTACTTTATATGCTTCAGCAGCTTCAGATAAAGCTTTAATAATTTCTTCTCTAATGTATTCTTTTAATGCTGATTTTTTCATGATGGTATTAATATTTATATTTTGTTATAAATATATCAGGGATTAATAACATTCAGAATCTGTTGTATTCGCTCCTCTGTTGAACCGCTAATAGTATGAGCAGATTTAAGTTTATAAGAATATGATTGCAATAAGTTTTGTATACTTACATCAATAAGATGTCTATATGTTGAATTAGTTTCACGTACACCATTATCCTCTATTGGTAATCCTTCAGAAGAAATATAGAATATGTAATCATATTCTCCTAAGAAACTAGATGCATATTGTTCGTATTTATCCTTATCTAAAACATTAATAGATTGGGCATTAGCTGTAAATGCCATAACATCTATAATAGTACGATCTGTAATTAGATTATCATGCATTAGTTCAGCACAACGTTCCGCCAAAAATACTGTTTGACCTTTTAATGTAGAATCAGTATTTAATGGAATACCTAAATCTCTTAAATATTTTGAACGTTCAGTAGCAAACTTATATTTCTTAAATTGTGGTAGTTTTTGTAAAGCATTTACCAATGTAGTTTTCCCTACACTCATTGTTCCTGTCAATCCTATCTTCATATTCTTATTTGTTTAATAGCCAACTTGATGATTGAATCTTACTTCCCAATCCATCAATCAATTCTATTTCATTGTCAATGCAAACCTGTGATTCTGGGATAGTATTATTTGTTTGATCACCACCGTTTGCAAATGCAAGTCTATATTCTCCCCCGTAAATATCCGAAAGATATTTTAAAGTAGCACATTGTGTTTTGTCTTTATCTATAGAAATCATACTATAATCTACAACTCTTAAATTACGGATGATCATTAAACGTTCCATTTCGTCTTGAAATTCTTTAGATCCCTTTAGTTCCCGTTGGTAATCAGAATTAACAATTACAAACAGTTTGTGCCCATAACCTTTTGCTCTATGGAATAGTTCAAGATGACCTTTATGGAGCGGGTTAAAATACCCGCTCACTATAACCATTTTTTTCATACGTTTAGTTACGATAACCGTCTTCTAATTGTGATTTCATTGATGGATTTTTGTACCACGGTAAACCTTCTTGATCTCTATGAGCTTGCTCAAATTGTTCTTTAGTGTACTGGATTCCATGAATGTAGTATTCGGCTCGTTTTGTATCGCCTTCAGGGATTAGCGCAGGACCGTCCCAGTTGTGCAATTTACCATCTTTAATGTGAGCGATGGTACCATCAGCTTTCTTTAGTTTTTTAACTACGATTGGTTTTTTAGTATTGCTCATAATTCAATATTTTTATCAATGTTAAATATACGAACTCTACTTAGGAGTTCAAAATGTCTTCGGCAACATAAATCCCTTGTGCACCACTCACCGTTATACCTCTAGCAGATAATGCGTCTCCCACAAAGTGGACATTGGGGAACTCGGTCAAGGCTAGATTAGTATAATCGACGAGCGGCTCAGGTGACAAATACTTTACTTCAGGAACATAAATGCCCCAGTCGTTTTCAAGTGTTGGAAACACTTTTTTCATATCCTCAATAAAATCTTCAATATATTTAAAGTATCCCTTAAATGCTGGTTTTATGATATTTTCTAATTCTCTAGAACTAAAGGCAACTGCAGATACTGTTTCGCCTTCAGAGGTTAAAGATGGACGTCTAGAGGGAGAATAGTATAAACCAGTTCCACTAGTATTTACGTTGGACACTAAATTTCTAGACCATTCAAATGGATCTTCAATACCTGGAATTTCCATCAAAATGCCAAAATTAGTCATATCGTTACGGAATTCCTCGCCTTTCTTAGCGTGACCATTGTAGCTCACATTTCCGTATGTTTCCTCTACTGCTACGTAAGCAGCGTTGTTATTTGTACAGAATGAACGAAGCGAAACACCTGTATCTTCAAATTTGCGATATAATTTAAAATCGTAAGATATATCAATTAGTTTTTGGAAGTGTTTTTGTGGCGCTTCAAATCGAACACCAATTTGTACTGGCTTTGGCTCATCTGGTAGATTGTATTGTTGAGCTAATTCTTGAGCAAAGTCAATACCTGATTTACCTACCGCAAATATAAGTGTATCATACTTTAGATCTGCATTGTGAGTGTAAACTCTGTTATTGTTAAAGTCAATATCTTCAACTTGAGTTTCCCATTCAAATCTAACACCTTTATCAACTAAATATTGATACCATGCTTTAGCAATTTCATGTAGGAAATTAGAACCAATGTGCCATACAGGGAACATTCTCAAACCAAAATACGGTTTAATAAACTCGGGTTCCTCTTGTGGATCCGAACAAAAAATTTCTTCTGGTTTAGGGTGGAAACGTCTAAAGTTAGCAATTACTTGATCCATCAATTCCATTGCTTTTTCTTCACCACAATATTTTGATAGTTGACCCCCAATAGCTGTGTGGTAAGTTAATTTACCATCACTCCATCCACCTGCTCCTAGCATACCTGTCATTACTTCTTCAGGTAAGCGGTTGTGTGGATCACTTCCTTTATCAATAATGGTAATTAATTCTCCAGGATACCCATTGTCTACTAATTTAGTTGCGGCATTAATTCCTGCTACTCCAGCTCCTACAATTACGATTTTATCTTGTTTCATGTTGCATTATAAATTATTTGTAAATATACGAAAAGAAGTGACGCAATCCAAGTTGAATTGCGCCACAGCTGCATAGTTTTTGTCTCTTTCGAGCGACCGGCTATGAATCGGTCTGTACGTTTGTTGTTTTTAGCTATTTATAAACTCAATAGCAGCATCAAGTTTACCTTTAACTTCTGGGTTAGCTTTAGCGTGATCTTTTAGTTTGTTTATAATAGTAGATCTTTTAGATAGATCAGAATCAGCTACTTTCTTTATGTTTTGGATGAAAGCTTTTGCATTTGGATCATCACTATCCATAGCTGAAAAGTAAGATGCAGCATTGAATTCGTTTTCTTCATTCAACTGTTCTTCAGTTATGATACCCGCTAATCTTTGCATTCTGCGAAATTGTTCGTTTAAAATTTGCTCTGCCATTATTTTGTTATTTGTATTTTTAAATTAGTATTGCCTTTAATTACTCTGTGTATTTGATATTCCGGTATAAATATGATATCTCCTTTTTGAAGCGCCAAGGGTAACTCATTATCTCTTTGTAGCTGCCAACCTTCTCCCTCTAATATTTCAATAGTACGATCTTCTTCATCTTGGTGCCAAACTAAAGACATTGGATCTACTTCAGAACTAAATTCTCGTATAACTGAAGTTTGGGTAATTGGTGTATTAGTGTATGGGTTAGTCATCTGTTAAAGGACCACCAACAACCCAAGCATCACATGTTCGAGCCGCAGCGCATTTGAATTTCAAAAATCGACAATATCCCAATTTTCCGGCATCGATTACATCAAATGGATCTTCTGTTCCACCATCACTTCCTATTCCCTTAGCAATGCAATCTAGTGTTTTAGTTGTAATATCAAAAGCAGCACAGTTTGCACATAGGGATTTTTTAGCTTCTTCGGCCGAATCCAATTTCCACATATCCACTTTGGCTTGCCAAAACTTTTCGTTTGGTTCGTTTGGATTTAGAGGTCCGTATCCATACTCGTTAATAGCTTTTTGTCTATTTTCAAGATTAAGCTCTATGTTTTGGGTGGGAGCAGGACATTCGTTTAGCTCTACCTCGTTTAATATGTCAAGTAGTTTCATTATTTTGTATTTTTTACATCAAAAATTATTATGATACCTGAGTTAGGGTGACTATTGCAGATGGTATTTCAGGGAGATTTCCAGATGCTGTTACATAAGGTAATGATAATGTTGTATCCTCAGCTTGCCATACTACTTCTAGATAATCATTAGCAGATAATGATTCTATGTAATTCCAGGCAGCAACAAATCTACCACTACCCCCAGCTTGTTTTAATATATCTATACTAGTATTTGAACGAGGAGTATTTTGTCCATTTTTCTTAAACCAAATATATGCTGTGTCTACTCCATTATCTGTTTTTTCTAATTGAACAGAGAATTGTAAATTATATATCCCAGGATGTTGTACTGTTATTCTACTCCCACTACTTATGTATACCCCATTAGAATATTCTGTGGTTTCAAGTTGTATAGATCTGGATACATTACCTACAGGATTAGTTTGGGAGGCTGTAGAACTAAATGAGCCATAAAATCCAAAACTTCCAGTATTAAAAAAAGAACCAGTTATAGCATTAGTAATAGTAGAAACAGGAACAGGAGTAGACTTATTACTGGAATTTCCCAACCATATATAATTTTGTTGCAGTGACGCGGTTAAAGAACCTGAGAGGGTTAGATTTTTATTTCCTGTTATTTCTTCAGAAAATGTGCCTCCACTTGCTGTGAGAGGCAAATTAAAAGTAAATATGCCTTTTCCTAAATTTTCAGCGGTTATTTTATTAGTAATACCCCCCTGTACAATAGGTAAAATATTGCTTTGTGAAACAATTGATGAGGAAGGTAAACCGGATACAGGTAAATCAGGCATAATTTTTAAGTTTTTATATTGTTATATATATTTTTGATCCGTCTTCTTGTAATAAATTAAATAAATCTTCTTGTAACAAAAATCCAGAGATAACAGGTACATAAGTAGAATCTTCAGTAATTAAAGGACCTTTTTTTGGTTGATCACTCAACCAATTTTGTAATGACATTAAATAATTTTGTCGGGATATTGATAAATTATGAATATACAAATTATATTCCTTTACTTGTTCGTTTAAAGGAAGTTTACGAACTCTCTCTAATTTAACAAATTGAGGCCATAATAATTCTTCAAAAATATTCATTTAATTATTTGGTTTTACCCCATGTTTTACCTTTACCTTCATCTTTACATCTAGCAGCTGTTGGTCTACAAGATGGGTATTTTGCTCTTTCTTCACCTTTTTGGCGTCCACAAGGTTTGTATCCTGTTATTTTTCCATCTTTGCGAATAGGAGAATTGCAATCTACCCAACCACCTGTTTTACCTGGAGCACCTTGGCGTTTAAACCATGTACGTAATGTTTCTTTTTCCTCTTTGATGTCTTTCCAAATCTCACCTTGACGGCATCGTACTACTGCTCCGGATTTGTAAGCGGAAGGTTTGTCAAATTTGCGATCTGCTATGCGCAAGCATCTATCTCTTTTGGTTTTTTTTTCCAAAAGCATTTCTTTAACTAACGATTTTAATCGAGTTTCTAGTATATTTACTTGACTTGCTCTAAAGAAATTTACAGCGGGCATTTTACGAATCTGATCAATTAAAATGTTTATTTGAGTATCTTTATCAAATTCGGTGAATGGGAAAGTATCAAATTTTAAGCTTAATATACCAACGTGGTTTGGGTTACTTGCTGCACTTTCTTCCTCGTTTTTAGGAGTAAATGTTACAATTGTTATTCCCTCAATTGAGCGAATATCTGAGATAAGATCTGCTTGGGGAGTAATTGTGGTATCTAAACCTGCCTCTCCACTTATTTGATATGTTCTATTGTATGCCATTTTACCAGAAAGTATTCATGTTTGCACCTAATCCTAAAGCTTGGGCGTATCTTGGTAGATTGCAGCTCCAATATCCTGCTTTTGTTCTATCTTTTTTGCTTGAACATCTATGGCGATCAGCAAATGCTTTTCGTATTTTTGAGTTCTTAAACTTTACTCTTAAATTTTGACCTCCACCTGCAGCACCAAAAGATACTTTTTTCACGCGTTTGGTTTTAGGATCTTTTACGTAAACATAGAATTTTTTACTTCCACCACGCTTTGGCTTGTTCAGTTGAACATCTTTACCCCTAAACTCAGCCTCAGTTACTTCAGCTTCTTCTAGCATCGGTAGATCTAAAGGTACGCTTTCTCCTTCATATAGGCCAAATTCTCCTAAATGAGTTTTAATTAAGTGCTCATCATCTTCACATAAATCAATGACGCCACGAGAATACATCTTGCGAGCTTCTTTAATTAGCGATAAATGTTTTTCTGAACCTATGCGATATACTGTTTCAAATAAAGGTATTTGTTTATCTATATGGTATTGTAGACCTTCAGATAGTAAAGATTTTACTTTACTTTCGGTAAGTAAAGGTCCTGTTATTTTTGTTTCGCAAGTATTACATCCGCAGCTACACATATTTTTATATTACGTCTTTAACTGATAATTCTAATCCACTAGCTTTAGGGCCAATTTTAGCCATATTAGCGGGGTATATTCTATAATCTAAACCAATTGGTTTATTTTGGTGTTGAGCAATTGTAAATACAGGAGCTATACCTGCATCTACTACATCTTCTAAAGTTTTGTAGATATGAGAAGCTTGAACTGTAATCGTATCTCCGTTTAAAGAAAAATCACTTTCTTTCCATGTTCTACCTACTATAATTACTTTTGGTTCTTCAGGTCCAAATATAAAAGTATTAGCTTGTTCATCACCTTCAATAAAATCAGGTATCACTATTTTGCCTAATCTCTCCCCAGTTTCAGAATTATACATTAAATATCTACCTGGTACCTCAGGATTTGGTCTTAATTCTAATCCTGGTATTTCTCCAGCTATTGCTTTGGTTTGGAATGTTTTAATAAAGTCGGGGAAATTAGAGGCAACAGAAGCCCATCTAAATCCACCATCTTGTTTTAATGAAATATTAGCTTTAACTGTATTGCCAGATATAAATTGAGCATCTGATTTATCGCCTTTACCAGCTCCAGTTTTGGATGAATCTACAACTTTATCTATGCTAGAAAATGTTTCTGTGTATTCTGGTGAGGTGATTTTGATTGTAGCTGTTCCTCCTGCTTCTTCAATTAATTTATTTAAAGTATCAATAAATACAGCTTCATTGCTTTTACCAGCTCCACCAGGTTCACTTCTACTTACTAGAATATTTACTTGACCAAATTCTTTAGTATCAAATTGGTACATATTAAATGAACCACTTGGGTTTGAACCTTGTCTTGGTGGGAATACTTTTATGTCTATATCTTCACCAAATACTTCTTTAAATGCTTGTATGAATGCACTTTCAGGTTGTTTACCAATAGAGCCAATTCGGTTTGGTTTGCTTTTCATAGCAAACAAATTGTATTTGTCTCCTACAGTATCTACAATTTTTTGTACTGCCTTTATAGTTTGGGCTTTATTAGGTACTTCCTCGTTTAATGGAATTTCAACACCTAATTTCTCAAACAACGACTCCAATAACAAAACATCCTGACTATTGTTCATGTCAGGATATCCTTTGTCAAATTTGTATGCAAATTTTTTAAAAAATTTATCAAATATATCCATTATACTCCAGCGGGGGTTTCTTCGGGTGTTGTTTCTTCTGCAGGTGGTATTTCTTCTGCTCCCTCTACATCTGCTCCTGCTCCTGTTGCGGTTTTACCTCCGTAAGTTAAGATACGGGATACAGATTTAGCAGCCATTTCTTCTTCATCTAGATTTAATAGGTAATATTTTTTACCTTCTACTTGAGCTATCCAACTTCTTGGATCATAGAATAGTACAAAATTTTCACCGTTTAAAAGATTTACTCGAAATGTTGAAGGACGAGGTGCTACCCAATCTACAGATTCTAGAAATTTATCAAAATCAGGGGTAAGCAAAGATACGATAACAGCTTTAAGTTCAGGAAATTTAACCAATTCATCGTATGCTAAAGCAGCATCATCAGTTTTTTCTTTTTCCTTGTATACTTGTTTTACAAGCAATTTTATTCTATCTCGTAATTCTGATGCTGTCATTATTTGGATAATTTAGCAGCTATTGCCATTTCACGTTTTTTTTCTTTGGATTTGCCTTTAAATTGCGGAGCATCACTTTTAGCAAAGTCTTTAATGTATTTTTCCATTGGTGTTTTTGCGGTAAGTTTTTCCTTAACCAGCTCCGCCAATTTAGATTTAATGCCAAGTTGGCGGTCAATTTCAACACCCCCACCATGGACACCCAATGGTTGTAAAAATACTCTATTTCCGCTTATGCGAACTACTTTTTTTTCAACTCCTTTATGGTTGATGATATCTCCAATGTTTAATAGAGCTTTTTCCTCCATCATCATAGCATCAATTTGAGCTACTTTTTCTTCACCATCTATGTAATCAAAAGCACTGTCTAGCATAGATTTTGCTTTAATAATTTTTTTCTGCCACCACTGTGGAAAATCTACTTCACCAGGAATTTTATCGTATTTGTCTATTTTTTGGTAAAGCATTTGAACCATTTTAGCTGCTCTAGCTAATTCTTGCTTGAGCATGTTTGGCTCATCATCTTGATGTCCTATATCTAGATCTTCTTCTAAACCACGTTCTTGACGGTATTTTCTTACATCATCCTGGATTTCATCATCCATCATTTGCTTAAGGAATGCAGCTTTAGGATCAGCAGGTAATTTGTCTATTTTACCTTGCTTAAGTTGTTGCATCCAATATACCTTAGCCATATCATCTACATTCTCATCTATTTGATCTGCAGGTGGGATTAGTGTATCGTAATCTTCCATAGATAAGATACCTTTTTGTTTGTTTAAAGCTATAGTTTTTTCAGCTAAGTCATGTAAATCCATATCATCTGCTGCATCTTCTTTAGCATATTCTAGCATGCGGATAAATAAAGGAACATCTAATGTTACAGTATCGATTACATCTTGTTGTTCTTCTTCTTTAATATCCATAGCTTTTTCTATGGCTGCTCCTCTTTTCTCTTCGTAATCAGATAATTTACCGTCTTTGTTAAGATCGGCTTTATCTGGGTTCTTAAGAGCAGCTTCTATCATGCTTTTGAGATTTTCTAGATTCATGGCTTCTTGTTTCTGTTTTGCTTGTTTTGTTGCTATTCCGTACATAACTTTTTCTGCGTCCTTACCATATTTTTTAACCAATGAGCGTTTGTTTTTAACTAGACCCTTAAGAGCAATATCTCTTTGGTCTAGTTCATTTTTGGTAAGTTTACGCTCGTTAAGCATATTATCTTTCTACTATGTGTGTTCTAGTAAAGAAAGTAATAGAGTTACCGATTTGATCAGCTAGTTTTTGATCGCCAATAGCAGCAGCATTATCATAAGCTATTTTTAAGCTATTTTGGATTTCTTGTTCTTCAGCTGATAGGCCTTGAGCAGGAGCTGCTTCAACGTCAACGTTTACTTCAGCATCCATTTCTTCCTCTGCAGGTGCTTCTTCTTCATCTCCTTTAGCTTCATCGATTGACATATCTTCCATATCTTCGAATTCTTCGTTATCAAGCATGTCAAAGATATCTTGCATAGTTAAATCATCTTCTTCAGATCCAGGGAAAATACCGTATTCTACTTCACGTCCCATTTTCTCGTAATCCTCGTCTTCGTTTAAAGTAGAAAGGATTTCTTCACGGATTTTAGCTTTAAGCTCAGATACTTTCATCTTAGCTTTTTTCATAGCATACATTTTATTCCTTGCTTCATCTCTATCTGCTGGCATTTTAGAAGTATCATCAGCTGCTTTCTGTAAGCTATCGATTGTATCTTCTTGTGCTTCAGTGATTAGTTTTGTGGATTGAGTTTTTTCACCCTTAAATAATGGGTTATTTTTTAGATACTCAATATAGTTAAAATTGCTCATGGTTGTATTTTGTCTATAAATATTAAAAATTAGCCTTTGGGTCCTTTAGGTTGTGGGGTTACTTCTTTATCCTTAGTGGATTCTTTTACTTGTTGTTCACTTAAATAGTGCTTTAAGTAACGCTCTAAATTCCACTTATGGACGTCAAAATTATCTTTCATAATATTAGGTGTATATGTTATAAATATGCAGAACTACCTTTTAAGCGATTCTAAATATTTAACCACTTCTTCTACGCTGTTATTTACTAGTTCTACATTTATCTTACCTCTCCATTTTTCAACATCCCCATCTTCGGAAACAAAAGAATTGTTGCTTTCGCTTAATTTTTCTTCAATCCACAATTTGTATTCTATAATTTTATTTTCTATTTCGTTATTGTGAATATTGTTTTCGTATTCTTCCCACTTGCCTTCTTTTCTTAACTTTGCTTCCATATCAATAACACAATTAAAACACATTTTATGTATATTATAAAATGGTTTATCGTTACGATTTTTCATTACTTTGCTGCAAACTGGGCATAACAAAGGCATTACGTGATATTTTTTGGCTTTATCAAATTTGGTTAGATTTTGTTTAATACCATCTTTGATAGTCCATGTTCTACCTTCTGCTTCCCATATATCTCCTTCGGTATGGAATTCTTCTTTTTGGGAAAAACCAACGCTTGAGCGGGTTTTTTCTCCATACTTACCTTGTACAAGATTACGAAGACGTTGTACATCTTTTTCTTTAAAGTCTTTCTTTAAAACTGATTCTTTACTCATAGTCCTAGTTGTTGTAACTGTTTAATAGTATTGGGGGTGCTAGTGTGAAGTATACCTATACCACCTGCTGCTTCCCATTGGTCTATATTCTTTTGTCTATCATCTATTAAAATAGAGGTTGGAGAAGCATATTCCTGTTTTTGAGAGGCATACTTTAGTATAAGTTTTACACCAGGTAGTTCTCGTTTTACCCAAACTCTTTTACCTAATTTAGAGGATTCTTCACGTGATGGGGCAGACAATAGTATTGGATTATATTTTTTAATGTAGTCCCATAGTTGTTTTCCGTCTGGCATCCATTGTAGCGTAATCCAAAATTTGGCTCCTGCTTTAGAGATTGGATCCCAAAATGTTTCTACTCCTTTAGCATCTGCTTGTTGGCTAGTCATACCTGTTAATTCTTGATATCCACGATCAAAATCAACTAATACACTATCCATATCACAGTATATTGTATATTCTGTTTCTTCTTCTCTTAAACGAGCTAATTCCATAGCATATGCGTTTAAGCCGAATGGATCTTTAGATTTCTTTTCCTGTAAGCTATCGGTCCAATTTCTAAATGTCATTGTTCCGTTTAGATTAGCTTCTTGTTCTATTTTATCTAGATGGTCATCTTCTAATGTATTAGTTGTAGCTACGTTACCTAATCTACCTTCTAAATTTTGAATGTGGTGAATCATTTCATGAGAAAATGATCGTACTATATCTTTGGGATGACGACCTTCTGTATACAACACAATTTCCATAGCTTCTGGGTCATAGTAAGCTGTTTTACCTAGAAATTGTTTAGCATTTTCTGCATCTCCATGTTTGAATATTACTTTAGGTAAAGGAACAATATTCATCCCTTTATCTATCATGTGTTGAGTTAGCTCTTTAATTTTTTGCTTTATATCTATGTGTTGTGAATATGAAGCATTTTCGTTTAGTTCATCAGGCACATTAAACTGCCAAACAGTTGCTTCACCATTTTTACCCATCATAGCTGTAAGTCTAGTATTGCCTGCTAATAATTCTTTATACCCATCAGAATATAAAGCTACTATGGGCATTTCTACATTACCTGCTTCTAGTTGTGCTAATGCTCTTTCTTGCTTCTCGGGGTTGAGAGTTTTAAAAAGTTCAGGAGTATCAGCATCAGTATTATTAATATCTTCTGCTGAGGTTATTCTAACAGGTTTGCCAGTTTTTGCTAGTTCTACCCATTTGTCTTTACCTAATCTTTTAAACTCAGGATAGCGTCTAGCTTCTTTCCACTCTTCTTCAAATTTTGGAGTGGAATATTTTAGAGATTGAGCGTTTTCTTGTATTTTACCAGATACTATTTGATATACTTCTTGTTTTTCTTCAGGTGTTAAAACACTAGGTAGAAATGGTTCAAACTTTTCAAACGATACTTTAGAAGCATTTCTAGCGGCTGTACCTGATACTCCACCTTTGGTTATAATAGTTCTAGCCTCAATATTTGGGTAGTTAGTTATGGATTTGGTACGTGAACCAATATCTGTAAAGTCTTGCTCATTATCTTCCCTAGCACCTAAAATCCACAATATTTCTCTTGTGGGGTGATCTTTTGCAAAATCATATACTGCTTTAATTGGTGGTAAAGAACTAGGTTCTATTTTAACCTTAAATGGCAAGTATTTGTTGTATATTTCCCAAATTAGTAAAGATTCGTCTTGCGATACACCGTCACGTTCTTTGGAACCTACAAAAATTATAAATTCTTCTATTTCTGGGTTTTGTCTAAGTGCTTCTTTAACTACTTCAAAGTGGCCTGCTGTGGGAGGTTTAAAACCACCTGCATATAGGGCAGTGGTTTGTTTTTTTTCCTCCTCGGGTAAGAAGTTTTTAATTATTTCTTGTACTAATCTATTCATTTAGATAAGAATTGTTGTATTTTAGATTGTGCTTCTTCCTTAGAAACAGAATTATTGATTATGTTAGCTACCCCTTCGTCTTGCAATAAAGCAGATACTTCTTGACTTAATTGTTCTTTTGCTTTTTTAGCTCGAGCTTGTGCTTTAGGATCTTTTTCTTTAGTATCTTGTGGGGAAAATGGAACAAGATATTTGTCTACAATAGACTCTAAATCTTTTAATTTTTCATCCTTTAAAGTATTGGCTACAGATACAAAATTATTACCAAACATTGACTTGTAAGTATCATAATTTTTAGTTACCTCAGCCCAAGTACGTAATACAATAGCTGGAGCTAAGCTTCTATCGGTACCTCCAGATTTTTCAAATCTGTCTTGGTTTTGTTGTAATGAACGTTCCAAATCGGTATAAACATACAGCATAAATACTTCATACCCTGCATTTTCCAATTCAGATTTTAGCTCGCTCGTTTGTTTAATTGATGAAGCTGTACCATCTAATATAAATGATTCTTGATTAGCTACAGCTTGTGGGATAGTTTCTTTTTTTAGTTTAGCTGTTGCTTGAGCCATTGCTTGAGCTGCTGCACTTCTATCTTCGGGACCAAGAGATTTTAAATCTAAAGAAATGTTAGCTTGTTTTAGTAAGTCTACAAAAGTATTATCTAGATTAAAAGTTTTTAAACCACCTAAATCTAGACCCTTTAAAATAAATCCCTTCCCAGCTCCAGGAGCTCCAGCTAATATGATAGCTTTGGGGCTTCCTTGTACTTCTTTTAACAGCTGCATTAAACTAATCATAAAAAGTAGTTTATTATAAATATAACCTTTATTTGAAACTTGACGATATAAATATATGAAGGAACTTTCGTTCCTCCACATTTTATTCTATATTTCTTTTAATAGTTGTTACAAAACTTTCGCTAGCTGGTTTGTGTTTTGGGTTTTCTAGACTAAATATTTTATATACTGATTTGAATATATCTAGGTTTTCCTCTTGTGTTCTTTCGGATTCGTGAATTTCCCAATTTTTACCTTTAATTCTATTGCCACTTTTATCTTCACCTCGTGAAGATGATTTAAGCCAAAGTATACCTACTCGATCAATTTTTTTCTCAAAACATTCCTCATAGCATTTAGCATAAACTGCTCCTTGCAAATCGTAGGTAGTTTGCAAATGGTTAGATGTTTTTAAATCTATAATCCATCTTTCACCCCCAAATTCACATACCAAATCACAAGTACCTGCTACTTTTAATTCATCTGAAAATAAATGCACTTCAGTTTCAATTAAAGTTGGGGTATGTGTTTCCCAAAAATCTACAAAGCGCAAAACCATTTTCCAAATTTCAATATCCATTGTAGGATATCCTTTAGAATCTAAATAGTTAATTTCTTCACCATTTAAATATGATTCTATAAGTTCGTGGGTTAATGTACCAGCTTCAGCTGATTTTTTTACAATATAATCAGCAGTATAACCATGTCGCTTTAACCATTCTTCAAAATGTTTACCTTTAGGGTATGAATTTAAAACATATGTTACTGAAGGATAATACTCTCCATTACGTCTGTAGTATCTTGAATCTGGGAGGGTGATTTGTTTGTGATCCTTAGATATCTCTAGGATGCGATTATATGATTTTTTGATCATAATGTTAGTTTTTTCTCCATTAAACCATAGTAGGTTAATGGAATTGTGTTTTGGATTAATTTAGTAAAATTTCTGAAGCCAAATTCAGATGGGTCTTTGCTGGTTAGTTCAACTAGATAAACTTCTTTACCTTCGTTTATTAACATTTCACAAAATTTTAATGCCTGCTTAATGGCGTCTTTATCTAAAGCTATATAAATTTTATCGATTGCTGATGTTACTAAACGTTTCATCAAATTGGGTTCAATACTTTTACCTAGTAAAGGAATAGCATTTCGTTTAATTGCAATAGCATCAAATAGTCCCTCACATAGTACTATAGGGAGATTCCAATTGATTAAATGTTCATTTGGAATTATGTCTCGACTAACGGAAGGATTTCTGTATTTTACGTAAGGATTTTTTTCAAAAGAACGAGCTGTAAAGTAATTTAGATTACCATCTTTATCACAAGTTGGCAATATAATCATGTTAGCATATAATCCTTTAGAACAATATCCAATGTTATATTTTATAACATCATGTTGACTAATATTACGTTTTTTTAGGTAGATCAACGCGTGTTTAGCCATGATATCATTTGGATCAGGACACGCTAGGCTAACATATTCCTCGGGTAAAGACACGGTATTTACCGTTTGAGTATCTTTAATTGAGTGGGTAGAAGAAGACACTAAAGCCTTAACTTTAGATATGTTTTCAGGAGTGGTTTTACATTGCTTGAATAAAGAATAAATGCTGTTTCCTCGCGTATCGCAAGCCCAGCAATGCCATGGGTTTTTGCCTTCTTTATTTTCCGTTAAGTTAACCTCTAGTTTGGGTTTAACGTGATGGCAAAAAGGACAATGGTAGGCATAGTTGTTTCGGGCTGTTGATTTGCCCACTCCTAAAACCGAGTTTACTAATGCTAATAGCAGTTGATTTACCATAACCCTTAATATAATATATGGGGTTTAGGAAGACAAAAAATCCTTAGAGAAAAATTTTCCTAAAATATTGTTGTTAAACCAACCGTTGGGGTGTTCCAAAACCTCGTATATAAATTGGTGTTTAACCTCAAAATACGTAAGCAATTTTTTATTGTCAACTAATTTTAAAATAACCCGTTCAAATTCGTTATGTTTGCCTTCAGCTAGTAACTTTTTAATTTCTATTTCAGATCCATAATATGTTTTCCAATCTGATTCTTTAGTTACTATTTTGGTAGTAGGTTTTCTACCTGGACCTGTTTGTGTAGCTATTTCCTTTTTTCCTAGTTTTGTTTTTTTATTATGATAAAGTACTTTTTTACCAATATAAGATTTATTTGTAGGAGTGTGTGTTACAATGTAAACAAAACCGTATGTGTTTTCGGGAAATTGAGAGATATCCTCAATTGTATTCCCTTTATATAACCAATTCATATTTAATTATTTATCAAAGTTTACTAATATTGTAGTATCTGTAGTACGAGAAGTAGGTAATGGTTTAGCTAGTTTAGCTACTGCTAATAAATTGTAAGATCCATCATATAAACCTACAGTTGTAACATAAGGTGCAAAATAAGAACCAGTTGCAAAATCGTACAATTGTCCTTCACTACCTGAAATTATACTTGGGTTATTAGAATAATTAAATTCATCTGCTCCAATAGTGCATTTATATTGGGTTTCATATAAAGTATATGAACTTGAAAAAGAGCAAGTTACGTTTGAACCCGTTATAAATGCTAATATAAAATCAGTGTGTAATGAAGGCATTATTTAATATTTGTTATAAATATATTTAAATTAAACAACTCTTTAATTTAGTTTCTTGAACTTCATTCCAATAATAATATGAAGCTTTACTTTTATCTATTTCTAAATCTACCTCATATGGTAATTTATCTATGTAATCACCTTTATAAAATAATCCTTTAGAATTATCAACTACACCTGCATTATGAAGTATTGAATATTTTTCAACATCAGAGTAGGGATTTGTGACCCACCCAAAATCTAATCTTTTATCTACAATAGTTTCATGACCAAAATACCAAGCATTCCATAAAAAAGACCACATTCCAGCTGTCCATTTTTGTATTGGGTAATCATTGTCATGTTTTTTTACATAATTAGGTTCTTCATCACAAAAATATTTGTACAAACTTACACTATCAAGTTCTACTTTATTCCAAAATTCGTAGTTAGTGTTTTTAACTATGTATTGGGCACCACCTGAGTTATTGTTTAACAATTTAGGTATTAATTTATCTATACCCACAATTTCACACATTTTTTCATATATGTAATTTCCCTTTTGTTGGATATAGTCGTAATTTATATATGAATTAGTATTAGATAAATACCATGCTCTATCATGAGCCATAGATTCAAATTGAGGAGGACGAGTAAATACTATATCGGAGTCATGTATAAATAAAGCTTCATTTTCTAGATATATATGTTCTTTTAAATGGCATTTCATCAAATAAAAATAAATAGAAGGAATATATGTTTTATCTTCTCTATTGTCTTTATAGAAAAAAAATCTTACATATGGGTAAGATTGTTGCAATTTAAGCCAAACATCATCAATTTTATGGATATATCCTAAAAGAATATCTATATTGTTAGGATTTATACCCATTTTTATGAAGTTATTAATCATAACTTCTACCTGCCATGTATAATAAGTATTAGCAGGTTGGGCGCAAACATAACGTAATTTTTTCATTTAATATAACTTTATTTTTATAACATTTTAGTTAGTTATAACTACAATACCATGTTCATATATAATATTACCTACGTAATTAGAACCAGATTTTATTCTACCTTCACCATCATCATATAAAGTACCACTTACTGGGCTTATTATTTTAAGTGAGTTAGGTTTTATACTGTCACCAAACAATTTAGTAGGAATAGATACAATACCTATACTTTCAGTTGGGAATGTTTTTTGTGGGTTTAAATTAGTGGTCTCAAAGTTATCATATAACGTATTATATGTTTGAGATGAACCAGATGGTGGAGTAATAGTACCATCGGGGTTAAAACTAGGAACTACAGCATTTGATATTTCACCAAAACTACCCGAAAGATAGTTAGTGTAATATAATTGTTTAGCAGAATTATATACTGTTACTTGATATTCTTGGGATACTTGGCCTGTAAGTGATTTGTCAATTAAAAAATTGCCATTTGTACCTAAAAATCTATCTACACCTACATTGGAGGCAGTTAAAGCACTTGCCCCCCCAAAGTAAAAGTTTTTACTTACTTTGAGAGGGGATATTATTACATCTTGGGAATTTAATGTTTTGAAAACAGCCATTCATCTTAGAAATCTAACTTTACTCTAACTAGTGCTTCTTTGGTAAAATTCTTTTGGAGTGGTCTTGATAATTTAGCTACTGCAAGTAATTCGTTAGCATCATTGTATAAACCTACAGTTGTAGGATAAACTTGGGGACTATTGATAAAATATGGATAAATTACTTCACCTGTAGAACCCGAAATGAAGCTAGGGTTAGTTGAATAATTAAATTCTGCATTTCTAGATCTAACAAATACAAAATCGGAAGTAATTGTTTCTTCTGAATTCAATTCGAATGAGCTACCACTAACTAAAGCTCTATACAATTTCAATACGTTTTGACCATCAGTATTAGGGGTTAGGTTAGTACGTAATCCAAGACCACCAGCAGATCCAGTTGAATCTAATGCTAGACCATTTAATAAAATTATAGAAGTATCAGGGAAGAACAAACCATAAGATCCAGAAGATGGAGTAAATCCTGTTCCACCAGAAGAGAAATTATACGGTAAACCATCAGAACCACTTACTACTTGATATGCTCTTTGTGTTCCATAATAAAGAGGGAGATTACCATTTTGAGAATTATCCGTTAAAGATAGAGTAGTAGAACCACTTGTTAACTTTAGGTTTAAAGAACCAGGTAATAATTTTTCTTTATATCTTGCTCTAGATACGTTTATAGCATAAAAATAACTACTAGTTACACCACCAAATAAAAATTGAGAATTTTCATCTTCTAATATTAAGCTTCTATATTGCCCAAAAATAGTAGAAGAAGGAGATACTCCTGGGACTGATGTATTGTAATATAAAGATCCACTCCCATATCTATTACCATATGCTATATCAAATTGTACTTCTGCACTTGGATTGGTAGAAGCCGTTTGATATATAGATAGATAATAATCTCCAGCAGTTTGGAATTGAGCAGTAGAATAATAAAATGCTGTTAATTCAGGACTATTTCCAGACCATACCGTAGATGATACAGCATCAGCACTTACTAAAAAATCTTCGGGGTCAAATCGTTTAAATCCCATATCTTATATTAGGTTGTAGTTTTGTTAATTGTAACAGGAATTGTAATTCTAGCTCCACTATCTAATCCTACTACAGTTAAAGTAGTTCTTAGTTGAGAATTAGTTCCAAATAATGTATTAACTGTTGTAGCTCTTAAGTTAATCTGAGTTCCTATAACAGTTTTAGATACGTTAGTACCAATAGTAGAGGTTGAATTTTGATCAATAGCAGCTTGTGTATTAATACCTAATCCTTCAAATGAAGACATTAATCTAACGTCTGCGATTGTAGCTACATATCCACTAGTTTCAAATGTAGAAACGTTATCTAAATAGTTTAAAGTTTGTGGTGTAATAGAAAGAGATGCACCTTGTTTTAACGTAATAGCATCATATCCTAAATTAAGAACAGGTAATTTAGCTGTACCACGTGGTAAAGTAGCTAACTTATATTTCATAATTTGTTGATCATCTGGGAATGCTTCAAGTAAAGGCATTCCTTCAATTGCTTCTCCATAAAAAGCAGATCCTGATGGGTGGTTTGGGTTGTATAGAGTATAATCTATTTCATCATCAGAAAGAGCAAATTGTGTAATACGAAAAGAACCATCATTTCGAGCTAGGGCTTCTCTCCCTTTTTTAGTTAATATAGCATCAACTGTAATTACGGTATTATTTAAATATCCCATTTT